GAGTATTCGGCGCAAGTTAATCAATTTAATATACGAAATAATTTAGATACTCTTCGTGGTAGAAAAGCCGGAACAAATTATACTCAAAAGCTTGTCGATGGTACAAACCTTCCACAATTATTTAGATTATCACAGGCTTATGGTACATTGGCAGGAGTAGGCGGACCAACTGATTATAAAAAAGCATATGTAGATTTAACATCATCGGTTCAAGAATATGATTTGACAACACAGGCATATGATGCTACTACAAACCAATTATTGGATAGTAGTACAATTAGAGATGTGGTTAAAGTTTATTATGAACCAGTTCCTGCTATTACTCGTTTTTTTGACCCATATTCGGTAGGCGCTCAAGGTACATTGAATTTGATTAGTGAGTTGGGATTTGGTAACTATTCACCGGCGGCCCAATTTCTTCTAATGCCTCTATACGAAGATGTATTAAGAATGCAGCATATTGAATTTAACGACCACATTCGTAAATCGGCATTTACATTTAATATAGTAAATAATAAACTTACAATTTTTCCAGTTCCATCACCGGTAACACCAATTAAAAAAATATATTTTGATTATTTTGATAGAACTGATTTTCAAAACCAATCGGCGATAATAGAAACAAAAGTAGTATCGGATTATTCGGATATTAAATACGATTTTATAGAATACTCAAATATAAATGATGTTGGTAAGCAATGGATAAGAAAATATACATTGGCATTGGCAAAGGAATTATTAGGTGCTATTCGTGAAAAGTATAACGAAATACCAATACCAGATGCAAGTGTATCTCTTGATGGAGCGGCTCTTCGTAGTGAGGCACAAGTTGAAAAAGATGCACTGGTAACACAATTAAGAGAAAATTTAGAAGAGTTGAGCCGTAAACAACAATTTGAAATTCGTAAAAATGAATCGGATTATACACAAGAAATGTTGAAAAAAGTTCCATTAAAATTATATGTAGGATAATATGCCAAAATTTATATCAGATAGAGATGTAGCGTTTTTTAAGCATATAGCACGTGAAGTAGTTGATGATGTTGTTCAAAATACTTGTGTACTATATAAGATAAATCTTGCAGATACTAAAATAAACTTATATGGTGAGGCAACCAATAAAACTTGGCATCCTGGTGTAGAATTATATGTTCTAATTAATAAAGAAACACAAGGATCATCATACGAAGGATTTGGTGTAGATAGAACACAAAATGTTGAGTTCCGATTTGACAGATTTGCCTGTGAAGAAAAGAACTCTTATCCTGAAATTGGTGATGTAATATATTTTGATGGTGCTTATTATGAAATTGATAACGCAACGGAGGTACAGTACAGTGGTGGCCTTCCAAAAAATAATTTTAGTATTGTTTGTTCTACCATTATGGTTAGCAAATCAATGCTTAACATAGAAGAAAGAATACAATAATATGGCAGAGAATCCATTAAGAAATACAAATAGAGAAGCTCAAATAAAACGTGAGCAGAATGATTTGAAGCAAAATATAAGCTTATATGATATAGATGCTGCCATAATTAGTTATTTATCGGATGTAGTTTTACCAACGCTTGATGATAATGGTATTGCTACAAAAATACCGGTTGTGTATGGTAATTCGGAAAGATGGGAAGGTGCTAGAGAAAAAGGATTGTATAGAGACCAAAAAGGAAAAATACAATTACCAATTTTTATGATAAGACGGTCGGGTGTTGCTAAAAATGATGGAATGCCTATGTTAAATCGACACGTATCATATCAAAGTGTTACAAAATGGTCAAAAGATAATCGTTATAGCCGTTTTAATTTATTAACGGGCACTCAACCAAAATATGAAGTTTACAATATAACTATGCCCGATTATGTAGAAGTGACATATGAATGTATGGGATGGGCAGCTTATACGGAGCAGGTTAATAAAATAGTTGAATCACTAAACTGGGCATCGGATGAATATTGGGGCGATAAAACCAAATATAAATTCATGTCAACTATAACCGATTATAATATTATAAACGAATTAGATGAAGGAAATCAGAGAATTAATCGAGTTGAATGTAGTATAAATGTAAAAGCATATCTTCTTCCAGAACGATTTGATGGTGAAGAAACAACTAAAAAGGCATTTGGAGTAAGCCGTGTTGTATTAACTACGGAAGTGGACCTTACAGCAAATGGTAGAATGGAAACAAGTTTGATAAATCCTGCATCTTATAATTCTAATAAAGATGCCGTTGATTATTTGGCGTTGAATAATACATATACTCAAGCTACAACATTCATTGGAGAAATAAATTTTACGATTAATGATATAAAACTTATAAAAGCTCCTGCATTATTAGCAAGTAGTGTAACAAATACTTTGACAATAAATTCAATAGGTTATGAAATAAAGATTTATAAAAATAGTGATAGATTATTCGATGGCACGGATTTTACAGCAACGTATATAAATAATACACTTTCAATCACTGTTAATAATGGATTTAATTTGACTGATAATTTAGTAATAACAGGCAAATTCATAACTTTATAATATTCATATTTATAGATAAAATTTGATATGGCAGCTGGAAAATATAATTTTACAATAGAACAAGGAACGACAATTAATCTTGAATTAGCATATAAAGATGCTAGCGGTAGTGCTATTAGTTTGGCAGGATATGGTGGTAGAATGCAGATTAGACCTGATTTTGCTGATAATACTACGACCTCATACATCTATTTGAGTAGTTCTCTTGCTGCCGATGGAACGGGTCTTAATTTTAGTGGCTCTACCGGATTAAACCCACCGGCATCTGGCACAATAGGAATTTACATATCTGCGGCAAGTTCTTCCGCTCTTAATTTTGACAGCGCACTTTATGATATAGAAATTCAATCGGGAAGTATAGTAACCCGTTTATTACAAGGTACAATCAAATTAAGTAGAGAAGTAACTCGATTATAATGGCAGATGAATTAAATATAATAACAACTGATGCAAACGCCGTAAATGTAACTACGGAAGATCGTACAGTCACTATTACAAACGATAGTGATGCTACTACCGTTACTCTATCCGCCGCCGAAACCACAACGGTTCAAATAGCAACGATTGGACCAAAGGGTGATAAAGGTGATGTTGGTAATATCGATACGGCTACATTAGCTATAACCGGTTCAAATACATTTCGTGGAAATCAAATAATAAGTGGTAGCTTAAATGTAACTACGGGTATTACGGGCTCATTATTAGGAACATCATCATTTGCAACAACCGCATCTTATGCACTAAACGCCGGAGCAGGGTTTCCATTCTCAGGTTCAGCAGTCATAACGGGTTCACTATTAGTAACCGAAGGAATCACAGGTTCATTTAGTGGTTCTGTATTTGGATATGTACCAAATGCAGCAACCACATCATTTGTAACCAATTCGCAGACTAGTAGTTTCTTACTCAATAGTCAAACGGGTTCAATGCTATCGCCATATACATTAAACTCACAAACAAGTTCATTTGTAACTAATAATCAAACGAGCAGTTTCGTAACTAATTCGCAGACGAGTAGCTTTGTACAAAACTCACAAACTTCAAGCTTTCTATTAAATAGTCAAACCGGCTCAATGCTATCGCCTTATACATTGAACTCACAAACGAGTTCATTTGTAACTAATTCGCAGACTTCAAGCTTTATAACAAATTCACAAACAAGTTCATTTGTTCTAAATTCGCAGACTAGCAGTTTCGTAACTAATTCACAAACAAGTAGTTTTGTATTAAATACGCAAACCGGTTCATTTGTAACTAATACGCAGACTAGCAGTTTCGTAACTAATTCACAAACCGGCTCATTTATACTTAATAGCCAAACCGGCTCAATGTTATCACCATATACATTGAACTCACAAACTGCTTCTTTTTTAACTACTGGTTCACAAAATGCTACGCAAACTATAAGTGGTAGTTTAACTATTTTGGAAAACCTTACTATATTGGGGAGTTCATCCGTAACATTTATAAGTTCATCCACACTTAATATTGGTACAAACTTAATAACGGTTAATACCGTTAACCCAACAGATCGATATGGTGGACTTGCGGTTATAGACTCGGGTTCATCTCCATTGGTTTCCGCATCGTTCTTATATGATTCTTTACAAGATGAATTTATATTTGTACATAAAGGAACAGCAGCTGGAGCTATAACATCATCTCACTTCCTGTTAGGGCCTGAAACATATAATAGTTTAGGTGACGAAATTTATCTTACTGCAAATAGAATACCAAAAGGAAAAGGTAATGAGCACTTAAACGATAGTAATATAACCGATACGGGAACAATAGTTTCAATAAATAGTAATACCCAAATTACAGGTTCGTTAGATGTTACGGCCGGTATTACTGGTTCATTTAGTGGTAGTGTATTTGGGTATGTGCGAAACGAGGCAACTACATCATTTGTAACAAATTCACAAACCGGTTCATTTGCAACAACAGGTTCAAATAATTTTAATGGCAACCAAATAATAACAGGATCTCTATCACAGGGATTA